TCTTTATATTGAGCTGCCTTGTGATGGCATTTATCACGTTTGTGTCTGTTATCAGAACCTTCTCTATCATATCCCTTGTACTTTTGAGGGTCAAAGGATAGGGTAGGAAAATGGATACTCCAAAAGTCTCTTATGTTTTGGTATTATTTATTAACGTCCAATCTTTCAAAACCTCTCCATTGCTACGAATGGTTTTAATATATATTCTTGCAGAGTTGGTAATATATAAATGGGCTGTGTATTGAAACCCTCTTAGCGCTAATAAAATTCCAGTGCCCATATTATTTAAATTATCAGTAGATGAATATACACCGGCACTGATTTTACTATCGTATTCTTCATTTAATATATTCTTACCTTGTTCAAATCCATTAGCTTGCATAAGTCCCTTGTTTGCTTCTGTTGCAGCAGGCAGTTTTTCTCTGATTAACTCAACCACATTGGCATCTGTTATATTAACCTTTTCTATCATATCCCTTGTACTTTTGAGGGTCGTCATTTTCGGATAAAAACGACAACCGGTTTAACATTTTGTTTTTATTCTCGTTTTGTTAATAATTATCCTATGCTAACTGTTCGAATAGCGTTTCGTTTCCACCCCATTCTTGGAAAACGCCAACCCGATGGATGGATTTATGAGAGCACTGTATACATCATTTCCCAACGACGAGTCATTAATCATAATCGAGCCTGCTCGCAGAATAGTATCGCCAAATTCCTCACTGTTATGGTAGTTCCTCAATCTGACCATAGGAAGGTAATTGATGTTTCCATTCCATTGCTCTTCCATAAACTTGATTTCACCGATAATACTATTGTTCTGGTTGTACATCCTGATGGAGTTGGTGTCCGGATCCAACTCGATTCTCGTTCCATTCAGTGAAGTGGAGAACTTGCCGATAATCTTAATGTCACCGTTATCCTCTATTCGGAATGCACCGTTGGGGGACCTGATGTTTCTGAACACGCCGCCGTCAACCTCGACATTTCTTCCATAAAAGATCCCCCTCAAGAAGTCAATCAGCAGGTTCGGACGGAACCCGTTCGCCGGATTCATCGGATCACTGTAATTGAAGTCCTTGTACCCGCCCTCCGTCTCCACGGCCGAACCGTCCGCTCTCACCCCGTACTGGGAGAACATGTACTGCCCGTAGAATACGGCGCTCGCCAGTTTTGCGAAGTTCGCCATCAGAATCTCGACGAATGAATACCTGACCTTGTCCATCAGCACCCAGGTGGCCTTGCTGCCGTTGGCCGCATAGTCCTTTTTCGGATTAATATTCTTAAAAGTGCCCTCCTTGTTCAATACGTAATACTGCCCCTCACACAGCACCATGGGTGCGGACAGTGGGGTACGGGTATAGGATACGGATGCCGCGTACTCCCCGGTCGGATAGACCAGCGGGCCGACCGGTCCCTGCTGGAGATACTTCACTTCTCCCGTCTTGCTTGCCAACGCTTTCTTTGCCATATCATGCTGCTGTTGAGAATGTCCATGAAACATTGCCGCCTGCCTGCTGGCACATCGCTTCGGTGCAGGTACCGCTTGCCGCCGCCACATTCGCCGTAGCCGGATTGAGAATGACCCCTGCCGAATCCATAAAGACAAAATAGAACAGCATATTCATTGCCTTCGTGGTCTGTCCCCGCTTGACAAGGATAGGCGTATAAGTCACCGAACCTCCGGAACCGGAAACAATCGTCTCATCCTCGGGATTGGGATTAGTTATGATGTCGTAGGGGTCTGACAAGTCCATCACCGTCTGCGTGTCAAGGCCTATCAGATTGCCGCCCTGCGACACCTCCACCTTGAAGATACCCGTAGTGTCAACCAGGCTGTCCGTGACGGTCAGACTCTTGCCAGTCTGGTCGACGAGTGTCTGCCAGGTACCGTTAACCATCCTGGACCACTTGTAGGTCAGTCCGGAGGTGATCTCTGACGCTCCACGTCTCGCCATCGCCGTGAGAACGACACTGCCTCCCTTCTCACGGATGGCAAAGTATTTGTCATCACCCGAAACGATGGTCACCACGTTCTGGTTGCCCACACCCTTGGTGATAGGGATGCTGTAGACGAACTGCACCTCATCCGACACGTTGCCCACGGTCACCGTAGCCACCGCCTTGACGCTGCAGCTCGCACCGGATGACGCCTTCACCAGGTTCTTCACGATCTGAAGCCCGTAATAGTTTGTAGTGCCTGCTTTATATGGAATGAACTTGAAATGACCCGTCTCGCCGCCAAACGTGTTCGTGGAAACGTTGGATGTGAAGCTTATCAACACGTCATTGAAATACCACCTGATGGAAGAGGGCACCACAATCCCCTCAGCCACCCGTGAGGAGGTGAGAAGGAAGGAGAGCGTCGGCTTCATCGTGGTGAAGTCGGGGGCTATGTTGGTCGGAGCACCCGACTCGCCATCATACTCTTGATAGAGGTCGCCTTTGTCGCACATGATGGCAGGCATGTATACACCGGACTTCTGTGAGAATATCACCTGCCCGACCTTACTCGCTACGCTCATCGGTCACCTCCTCCCCGTCTTTATCCATGAAACCCTCCGGAGTGGCGACCTCCACCGGATCTTCCACGCCGTCTATCTCACCCTTGGCCTGCTGCGGGGAAAGGCACACGCCCCCGACTACTGCCGCCCGGTCGAATACCGTATCGCCGGGAAAGCCTGCCACATCGGCCTGCCATAACAGCACATTGCCGTCGGCAGTGCTGTTGCGGATTCCTGCCACTCCCAGCTTGTCCGCAACCTCTCTCGTCACTTTGATATAAAATGCCATACTGCTATCGATTAATGGTTAAACATCTCTTTTCCTTGCCACTATAAACTTACCGCTGTCATCCGTCACGTACTTGCCGTCAGATGTCACCACCGCCGCATACGGGCCCTTGTCAATCACCTTCAGCTGTAGCATCATGCCGTCGGTGCATGGGATGGAGGGCGAGTACCCGGCAGCGGCCAGCACGTATGAGGAGGCGCCGGCCGCCTTCGTGTACCATTCGCACTCAAGGATGGCCTGGGGATTGGGGACAATCCCTGCCGTATCACGGATGACCGGTTTCGGGTATATCATCTTGGTTCCGTCGGCCACCTGCTGCGGAAATCCCTCCCAGTCAATCTCGATGGCGGGAATACGTCTGCGGATGGTGGTGGAGACATAGTCTATGTCACTGTCCGGCTTGGATGAAGGAGCACCGTCCTTCGAGTACGATGCTTTTACGACGTAGGTCTGTTCGTGGCCGATATAGTCCCGGTCTATGGTAAGCACGTTCTTTGTCAGTGATACGAACTCCCAGTCATTGTCGCCGTTACCGTCGGTAATCTGCTCCAGTGCGCCCGTATCGAGCTTGCGGTAATAGAAGAGCCTGCATTTGTCCGTCGTTGTCACGTCCATATCACCGACAAGCAGTCTGGCGGTGATGGCCTGCCTGGCAATGTCCCGACACGGGTTCCAGTCAAGTGCCGACGGAGAGTCGACCATCAGCTTAGGCTGTGCTTCGCTGCCATCTACGGCGCGAACAAGACGGCTGAAACGGTAGACGTGCGTCTGTCCGGTACGCTTCGCATCGACATACTCGGCGTAGAACTCCAGTGTTACCGGACTGCCGGGAACGGTATTCTTTTTCACCTGAATAGTCCCTTTTGTTGCTCCGGTCTCGGTAATGACATAGCTCTTGTTGGCAGATGTAATCAATGTCCGCACACCGTTCAAGCGCTCGTACCACTTCATGTTGACCAATGACGCGTTGACCGCACCCACCTTGACCACCGCATCCGGGTCGGTAGCATTGCACCGGGGGAACAGCGTCAGGGGAGTAAGCGTGTAGTCCGGAGTGTACTCGGCCTTGTCAGCCTGGTACACCTGCACGTCCGGCACGCTGCCGACAACCTCTATCCCGCCGCTGGTCTGGAGAGGGCGGTAGTTGACCTCTATCTTCTTCTGTATAGTCTGCATAATCAAGTATATGAAATGATTGTGACATCCTTATGACCAGTCTTCTCTTCAACCGCCTTTTCAAGACAATCATCCATGCAATCACCATGAACTATTGTGATACGGATTACGGGGAACAATCCAAACACTTTATACCTGTATTCCACTACATGGCTTTTACCAAACTCCACTTTTGACACTCTGCTGACTTGCATAATTCATTTTTTAAAAGGTTATATAATTCATTGTCTCATAATTGTTCTGCCCGTCACGCAGCAATACCCGTGCGATGAACTTGCACCCGGTCATGTTCATATAGTCGGGACCGAGGTCGTTGACCGTCAGCGGCAGTGACTTGCCGGTTTCCGCGTGTGCGACCGCCCAGGCGTTGTCCTCGGTGACGTTACCCGTGTCGCGCGTCCACTCCACATCAGCGTCAAGGATATGCGCCGTCACGTCACGGTTGTACAGCTCACCGGTAATGGTGAGGGTGGTCGCAAAACGCTCCGCATCGAAGTACCAGCCGTTGCTGCTCTCAATATCGATGCTGAAATCCGGATTGCCCTCGATCATTGCCCAGGATGCGGAACCGTATTGGGGTTCGTCGGTAGTGCCGGAAACAAGACACATCCACTTGCAACCGTAGTGCCACACGGTATCGTACATCATCACACGTACGGTCTCGGTCTGTGCCTCGCGGTCGGCTTGGTAGGGTTCTGCTCCCGTGGCGGTCTCCATGCTCCACTCGCCGCGGTCGTTGGCGATGCGGGGCAATACGCCTTGGAAGTCGATGCGGTGAATGTCCTGCGCTACCAATCCCCGAACGTAGATATAAGAGTGCAGGTAGTTGATGGGCAGGTTGTCGAACAGAGACAGATGCTTCAGCCTGCCGACGATCACCGAATAGTTGCTTTCCTCAAGGATGGGTTTTGTGACCCCGTTAAGCATGCAGATACAATGCTCACGGGATGACAGATACCAATAACCCTGCCGTTCAGTATCAACCGGGTTGCCACGGTGTGATAATATCATCAACGGCTCAGGAGGATAATTCTTGCCACCCGGCACCTCGCTATCAGGGTACATCACAGCGTTGATCGTATTGGCTGAGATGTCAACATGCAAGACACGTAGCCAGGAGGTATAATACTTGCCGCCACCTGATACAAGGTCATTGACAACACCATATACAACATCGTTTTCTGCCAGTGCAGTAAAGTCGTTATCCCACCGCTTCTTCATCTTCAGGCTGTATGTGCCGTCTTCAAGCTGCGATACACTTTCGATGGTACCGGACTCGGAGAAGGAATAGTCGCTCTCCATGGCGGAGAGACGGTTGAAGATAAGCTCAAGGACGGTAAGGCTGTCGCGGACCTCGAGGCGGGACAGCTGCATACGGCCGTCAGGGAATATTCCGGCACCCTTGCCTGCGACCATAGAGTCGATAAACTCGCCGAACTTCAACAGAAAATTTGTGCCGTCAGCTCGATCTTTCCTCAGAAAAATCTTCTCCAATTCTTCAGGGGAGTATTTGGATAACAGATTCAAAATTCCTACCAGCGTGCGGCCTACCCGTTCTGCCGTATTTTCATTCTCTTGGGTAGCGTACCGTACCTGTAGTGCAAGTTCCTTGAGTATGTCAATCGTATCTGCCATATTATGAAACAAATGCCTTCCGGCAGTTCAAAGCTTTATAAGGTTCGGACAGACTAACAGCCGCAATCACGCCATAAAGCTGGTTATCATTGTTCACCACATAATCCGCTTCTACATCTTCCAAGGAAAAAGCGAGCCACAGCCTTTTCATCCTTTTGTCTTCCAAAATTTGGTTGAGAAACTCATCAAGAATGCGCTCGCACTTGTCAAGGGCAGCCTCTATTTGCTCATAGTCGGAGGTGTCGGACACATGTTCCACAATGAAGAGCAGGTAATCGCGGTCTTTTCGGTATGCACCCGGATTACCACCGTAACTGAATCCTGAGCCACGGTCCACAATCACTGCCGGATAGTGGAGTACGCTGTCCAGTGCTGTATGCTTCTCCCGTTCTGATGAGAGGAAGTGTACTTCATCATTCTCCTTGTGTCGTATATCGACATGCCTTTCAGCCAGCTTCTCTATGTATTCCGAAAAAGTCATTTCTTCTGTTTTTGAGCGTCACGGATTCTTTTATTCAATATACGGAATGCCGTTGCCACCGGCATCGCCTGGTATTTCTCCATCACCGCCACATCGTCACCGACAAAGGCATCGAAGATGTCGAGCCAGTTGACAGACGGTGCTGTTGGTTTTTTCCGCTTCTCCTCCGGTTCCGGTTCATCATCCAACGGAAAGAGGAAAGGAAAAGCCTTTGAAAGCCACCTCTTGACAAAAACGTAGTTCAGGAATATGGCATACTTGACGTGCCTGTCCATTTTTGCCACCTTCATTATCCGTTTTTGCAGTATCAGCGGTTTCTGCCTGCTAAATAAGCCGTTTTTCCCACCCGACGGTAGGACAATATATTCGTTGTCCTTCAAATAGAGCATTGATACGAAAGTGTCCAGTGAGGCATCCTTGCCGTCACGGACATATCGGTTGAAAGCCGTGTCCACGTGCATGAAGTGCTCGAAACACATCCCCTTCAAGCGTTCTCCCGGTGCTTTCAGCCCGGAGACGGCAAGAAGGATAAAGCGGTCCATCCGGACACGGCAGTCGCTGATGAACTCCACCAGTTCGCTCAGCTTATAACTGTAATAGGTGTCGGAACCGGCCTC